TGTGTTAATGCCAATGAAGAGATTCTTCCGTTTGCCTGTGATGTAGAAAAGTCCCAGACAAACTTGTGTCCATTTTCAAGAGGGGTTGATTCATTAAGATTAGCTGAACCTCTTCTTGGTGCATCCGTTGAATTTACATCATTGGATGCATAGCCTATGATTTGATTATCAGAAGGAGCAAATATTTTATTTGGATCTTCCTCTAACTTATCCTCAAATAAAAGGATCCCACCATAACATTTAGTTGCTATAGGAAATATTTCTTTTTCATATTGAGTAATTCTCGAATCACCCATAGGGTACATTAACCCCATAGGATTGAGCCTTAATAAATCAGGGACTGCATTCGTTATTAAGTTTTCATCTTCATATATCTCCTTCCTATTTGTCCTCACATCAGTTAGTTCAATGACTGATTTACCCTTGAGCATTTCCTTCCTCCTTATCTTTAAATTCTGTAGTAATCTCTTCTTTATATTTCCCAATCATTAATCCTTGATATTTAAATCTCCCTACCTTTTCATTAAATATAATCGGTGTTGGTATTTGTCTTTCTACTTTGTAGTCTGCTTTAAGTTTCCTAAGAAGAAATGAATGACTAAGTTCTATTCTTTTCCAAGATTCATCAATCTTAATCTTTCCATCCCAAGCCTCTGTAGAGCCTAAGGATTGACCAGAGATAGCTGCGATAGCATTATCTTTACCTATCATAGCTTGCCCTGATTCAAGCCTAATAAGCACTGAGAAGTTATTCATTGTTTTCTCTTGCAGTTTAGTTAGTGGGTAAAAAAGATTTAGAATATGGTCACCACTTAAGTAGGTTTCTTTTGGAATGTGATGTTCTATTTTCGTATCATTGAAAACATAAGTAATAACAAGTCTTGTTGGTATTTCTATATTTTCAATAAAGTCTAATTCTTCTACTTCCTCTTTTTCTTCAAACTTTAGAGGATTATAGGATTTTCCATCGTTATTTAAAACCTCTACTTGTTTCTTGAACTCTCTGGATATCTTTCTAGTTTTTTGTTCGGTATCACAAATTATATTTAACAAGATAGATGCATTAAAAATTGCCTCCGTTTCTTTATTAGAGGCAAATTCTATACGAATTATTGGTGTATCCGTTGTGGAAAGATTAAAGGCAGAATAGTTTGAGTAGGCATGAACTACTAACTTTTCAGATTCTATCTGGTTTAAAAGTCCAACTATATTTTTATCATTCTTACTCTTAGCTTTAGATAAATAGGGATTTTTTCCTACACCAAGAATTCTATGCTTGCTATTTATTTTATATTCTATGTCAGTGATAAGTCCTTCAATCTTTTCTTCTGGATAAGAAATAGCTATTCTATCTCCAACATCAAGGCTAGGGTCTCCTATGGTTACCATGTCAAAAGGTGTGTGGTGAATCTTACAAATTTCTGTTAATAAACTCTCACACATTCTTTTTCTTTTTTCTGGAAGCCCTAATTGCATTAAAGGATTTATGCTGAGGTTCATAGTTAAGCCATCATCATTTTCTAAAGAGTAGTATTCAGCTATTTTAGTTTTTGCATTTGTTGAATTGATGGCTGTATATCTTGTCTTAAAATCTGATATTGATGAAGAAAATCTTTCTCTTGTTTTAATTTCAGTTGATATGCTTTCTGCATACTTGTTTAAAATTAATTTTCCATCACGACTAATCCCAGCAAAAGCACCAAGGGTTGATGCTATATAGTGAATAAAGTCCCTGTAAGTTTCTATATCATGGTCTTGGTAAATAGCCAGAACTTCCTCTCCATTTACAAAAGCTTTTACCTCATCTTCTGTCATACCTAGTTCTACCTTGCACTTCTCACATGAAAGACTTAGTAATTCAAAAGCTGTACCAAAGGTATCTGTAACTGGGAAATTCTTATCAAATCTAAGCATATAGTCATAGCCTTTTAGTTCTAAAATCTTCTTAGACCTATTTGCCTCAGTAACATCAAAGATTCCCATTGGTATGGTTTCTATCTTTTTATTCTCTAATTCTTGATGGTAAAAAAGTTCTAGCTTTGAATCCTCTAAAGTATACCTATCTATATTTGAAAAAAGACTGATTCCAAACTCTCCAGCATAAACTGTACCAATTTCAAGTTCAGAAGATCCAGAGCAAGAACGATGAATGTATCCAGACCCTTTCAAAATATCTTTATTGGTAAATGGAATGATTGTTTCATCTTTTAATATGATGTTTCCTGTCCAGTAGAATTTACGAGAGTTCTTTTTGATTGCTGTTTTATATTCATTGCTTATTGGATACATCAATACTCCTCCAATGAAAAAGATACTTCCCACAATCCTTTATAAGAAGTATCTTTTATTAATTTGACTTGAAACTTGTCTATATACATTTGTGTCTCTTTTAGTTCTAATATTTCCGTATCTAAGTATTTAACTTTTAGATTAGACTTGTTAGCAAGACCACTCAATATCTTAACAAGCTTAGGACTACAAGAAAAACTTACAGAAATACTTGCTACTTTGTTTCTAACAATATCCCTCTGAATAGTACCTGCCTCTGTTTCTCCTCCAGTATCTGCCTCTATATCTCTAAACTCCAAATCATAAGAATTTGGTAGAGGTAGGTCTATTCCTTCAATAATTAAATATGATTGATGTTTCATTATCTACCTCCACTCCTTAAATTCTTACGCATAGATGCATTAACAATAACTTCATCAAGGAGTGTGCCTCCAAGATAAACTGGGATAACTATATCTCCAGAATTTTCCGATTTTAAATTGATGTTTGCAAGTGCATCTGATATTTGTCTTCCTATATCAATGCCATTTATAGCTGATTCTTTATCATGTCCACCTATACCAACAGCTGATATGCTTGGACTTAAAACCATATCACTTGCGACATTTTTCATTGAAGATTGTACTAATCTTCTGCTCTTTTCAATTCCTTTTGATAAACCTTCCATAAAGTCTGGCATCCAAGATTCATAATCAGTTAAAGGTCCAACATCTGGAACAGAGAAGTGCAAGTAAGACCTAATAGTTGATGCCACATTCGATACAGCCGATGTAACATTGCTAATTGCACTTCTAATCCCTCTTGCAATTCCGTTAATCATATCGGCTCCCCATGTATAAGCTTGGGATGCCAAATTCTTAATGTGATTAACTGCATTATTAAATCCATTTCTAATAGTGGACTGAATATTTGACATGGTCGATGAAATGCTTGATCTCATAGAATTAAAGGCAGACGATACTGCTGACTTCGCGGTATTTACTGCAGATGAAATAGTCGACTTTATGGAATTCCAACCAGATGAAACAAAGGATTTAATATTATTCATTGTTGATGAGATAAAGGTCTTTATCCCATTCCAGATTGATTCAAGGACTGTCTTAATAGAAGTCAAGATAGTCTCAATTGTAGTTTTTATGTTTGTCCAGGATGTAGAAATAAATTCTCCAATGGCAGTGATTACTGTTGTTAAGAACTCTTTTAGTCCATTCCAAATGGTTTCTACTTTTACTTTAATTGCATCAAGAACTGTTGAAATTAAAGTCTTAATACCTTCCCAAGTAGTCCTGATAAACTCTCCAACTGCTGCAAATACTTCTGTAGTTGTAGTTGAAATAGCTGTCCATATATTGGTAAAAGCTGTTTGAATTCCCGTCCAGAGGCTCGTAAAGAATTCTCCTAAACTTTGCCATAGACTCTTTGCTCCTTCAATAAAGGTATTCCAAGATTCAGTTAGAAAAGTTGTTATAGATATCCAGATACTGTTCCATCCTTCAGCAAGTCCATTCCATAGATTGGCAAAGAAGTCCTTGATGCCTTTCCAAGTAGTCTTAACACCTTCAATAAATCCAGACCAGAATTCTGATAAGAAAGTAGTAATTTCAGTCCAAGTGCTTGTCCATGAATCAGATATTCCTTGCCATAGGTTTACGAAAAATTCTTTTATTCCATTCCAAATAACTACTGTTGATTCTTTTATTGTTTCCCAAATAGAGATAAGGCCTTCTCTAAACCAGTCACATTTCTTCCATAAAAGAACAAGACCAGCTATTACTGCACCAATAGCAATAGGAACAATACCTATGGCTGATACTACTGCAGTGATTGCTGGTATAAGTGTACCTGTAAAGATTCCAACTATCTTAGTTATTGCTCCTACTATTAGAGGCCCTTTGGTCATAATAGTACCTATTGACCATATAAGTTTTCCTACAATCATTAGTACAGGACCAAGAGCAGCTATAAAAAGACCGATACCTGCAATGACACATTTTACTGGACCTGGAAGTGCATTAAGTCCATTTACCAGTTTTGTTAATATATCTACTGCTTTTCTAACAGCAGGCATTAAAAGTTCTCCAAAGGATATAGCTAATTCTTCTAAGGCAGATTGTAAAATCTTTAATTGACCAGCTAGGTTATCCTGCATAGTAGCAGCCATTTTTTCTGCTGTTCCATCAGCGTTATATATGGCATCACTCAAACTGTTGTAGTCTTTCTCACTGGCATTTATAATTGCCAACATTCCAGACATGGCATTTTTACCAAATATCATGGATGCTGCTTGTGCTTTTTGAGTCCCATCTAAATTGGCAAAGGCAACTCTAAAGGTGCTTAGAGTCTCATCAAGGGAAAGACCCTGTACATCTTCAATAGATAAGCCTAACATAGACATTCCATTAATAACTTCTTTAGTTGGTGATGCGAGTCTTGTTAGTCCAGACCTTAAAGCTGTCCCTGCTTGTGAACCTTTTATTCCTGCGTTAGCCATTAAACCTATAGCTACTGCTGTATCTTCAACTGAATAGCCAAGTGTCCCGGCAATAGGTGCAGCATATTTAAAGGTTTCACCCATTAATGAAACATTGGTATTGGCATTAGATGATGCAGCAGCAAGAACATCAGCAAAGTGAGAAGAGTCTTCCGCTTTTAAACCAAAGGCTGTAAGGGCATCTGTGACAATATCTGAAGTAGTAGCTAAGTCCTCACCACTAGCTGCAGCAAGATTCATGACTCCCTCAATACCACCAATCATGTCTTTACTTTTCCAACCAGCCATGGCCATGTAGTTCATAGCCTCTGCCGCTTCAGATGCTGAGAACTTGGTCTTGGCTCCCATTTCACGAGCCTTTTCCCTTAGAGCATCAAAGTCGGATCCTGTTGCACCAGATACTGCTTTTACCTTTGACATACCAGAGTCAAAATCTGATGCAGTCTTTACTGCCGCTACCCCAAGACCTGCTACTGCAAGAGATACTGGCATCATTTTTCTTCCCACATTTTCTATATTTTGCCCTGTGTTTTGCCATTTTTCTCCAGTAATAGCTATGTTTTTAAGAGTTTGATTAGTGGTTGCTCCTTGTCTTTCTAGAGACTTTAGGGCTTGTTCTGTTTCAATAATCTCTCGTTTAAGGGCATCATATTGCTCTTGGGAAATCTTACCTTCTGCAAGAGCCTGTTCAGCTTGTTTCTGTGCCTCTTTTAAAGAGGTTAATTTGTTCTTTGTTTCTTCTAAGGTCTGTCCTAATAACTTATGCTTTTGGGAGATAAGTTCTGTGTTTCCAGGATCAAGTTTAAGAAGTTTATTGACATCACGAAGTTCAGACTGAGTATGTTTAATCTCCGTATTAACTTGTTTTAAAGCTGTCTGTAATTTGGTAGTATCCCCACCAATCTCAACAGTTATTCCTTTTATTCTATTTGCCAATATCTCACCTCCTCTTTAAAGATATATTTATCAGTGTTTTTATTGATGTTTTTATCGATTTCTGCTATACTTATCTTGAGGTGATAAGTATGAATTTTGTAAAAGAATTATCCAATAAGACTGTATCCATTTCTGAATTCAATCGAGGCCTAGCTGGACGTATTTTCGATGATGTCAAAGTGAACGGTTCCAAGGTCGTATTAAAGAACAACACTCCTGAGTGCATTCTTGTTTCCCCTGATGAATATACGAAACTCATTGATGAGCTCGAAGATGCAAGAGATATTATGCTTGCCAATACAAGGATGTCATCAATGGATAAATCCGATTTAATTTCTCAAGATGAATTTGAAGAAGCCTTCCATATCGATTTAAATGAAGTCTCTCCTCTTGATGAGGACGAAATCGAATGAACTATAAACTATCCTTTATAAAAGAAGCCATCCAAGACTATAAAGCCTTAGATGGATCTCAAAGAAAAATTGTCGATAAAGCACTTAAGAGGATCTTAATAAATCCTCTTCCTAATACTGAAGGTGGGTATGGCAAGCCTCTTTCTAACCTTTCTGATTCTAAGCTTGCTGGTCTTATGAAAATTAAACTTAAGAGTTCAGGTCTTAGGATCGTTTATAAATTGGAAAAATCAGATGATGAAGTTCTTGTCATTATTATCGGTGCAAGAGCCGAATCCAAAGTCTATAAAGATGCTGAAAAAAGAGTAGCTAAGCTTGAAGATTAGAACTTATCATAATCTTCTTGCGTAGCTACTTCTTTGTATTTATATTCATCGTTATTCTTTTCTGTAAACATATCATTTACAAGTCCAATTGTTAGTAGGGATAAATCAGAAACAGAAAGACCAAGTTCCACTGCCCTTAATAGAAACAAGGGTGTAGTCATTGGTCTTTCTGTTGGTCTTACTTTTTTTTAGGAACTTCTTCCGATTTTATATTAAGTCCCCACAACTCAATTAGCTGAGGTAGAATTTGGTAAATTGAAAAGGTTGAGAAATTATCTAACCATTCTTCTGGACTATCAGGAACAGATTTGTCTCCATGCTTTGCCATTACATAGGCTATATTTTCAAATAGTTCTAATGAACCTATATCAAGGTTAGATTTATCTTCATCATTTTTCTTCATGGACTTTTCTAATTCCATCAAGTCTTTGAAGATATCTCTTCCAAATTTAAGTCTATAGATTCTTGGGATAGCTGCTGATGCACGGAAAACAACATCTTTCCCATCAATTTGAATTTTCTTGGTTAGTGCCATATTTATTTACCTCCAACACTTGCTCTTGAAGGTGTTACTGTCGTTTCTGTTGGCATATAGACTGACTTATACCAACCATCGTAAGTTTCCTTCGTAGTTTCTTCACCTGTTCTAGCCTTTACATTTCCATTTGGAAGTGGTCTTGCTTGGATAGATAAGGTTTCTGGTTGAACTTCTCTTGATTCTTCATTAGTTTCTCCTTCGAGAGTAGGTCTTGCTGCTGAACAGTTATACATAACGTGACGGATTTTCTTTTGGTCTCCATCAAACTCAAATAACAGTGCAAAGTTTGCAGTTTCAGAGTTTGAAGACTCAATTAGAACTTTATTGGAGTCTGATTTTTCCATCAAAACATCAGTCCTAAAGGATTCTGGAATAAGAGCGATTTCCAAATCTCCGTCATATCCCATATTGTTTGAAATAGTGTAGTATTCAATTCCATCTGCATAAAAGCTTTCAGGCTCTCCATTTGGATCTAGTGAAATTGAAACAGCACCAGGCATCGGTACTGGTGTCTTATATTTAATAACGCCCTCTTCGGCTTTATCAAAGAGAGCGTAATGCACATTACAAATATTAAACTTTACCTTATTTGCCATAATTGTTACCTCCCATAAATTGTAGTGAGTCAGCTCCATCACAATTCTCTTCGCTCCTTATCAGTCGCAGAGAATTGGATTGCGTGACATCTGACCTACCTGCCACTCGCAAGGCTCGTGGGGTTAGGTCATTAACATTACAAATATTAAATTTAACTTTATTAGCCATTTTTTACCTCCATAGTAAATTCATAGAGAACCTCATAGAGTCTCTCTGATTCAATCCAAACTTCAGATTTTTCATAATAGATTTTTTCTCTATCAAGTATCTCTTCTATTTTTTCTTCTAATTTTAAATCTTTCTTATCAGTATAAAGCTCTAAGTCTATCTGGGTGTTTTTATAGAAAACTACTCCATCTGCACCAAAGTGCTTATTCTTTGGAAATAGGTAGACCATAAATGGGGGATCTGGACTTTCTCCCTCAGCAAAATGTGAATATGCAAAGGGAAGTCCCATATCTTCAATTATTTTTAATAGCCTATCCATTGTTTAGTTTCCTCATAATATTTTCTTCCAATTCTCTGATTCCTTTCTCTTCAGCTGGCCCAATGTGTGGCTTAGCAGACACTCTTCCACCTTGTCTTAGGACGTGACCTTTTTCAAGTAGATGAGCCAGCTGATATCTATTTCTTGAGTGAACTACAAGTTCTATTGAATTTGAAGTTTCTTTTATAGTTTTTACAGACCAAGATTTAGAATATTTCTTTGTTTCTCCTACAGGTGCATTTTCTTGTATGTCTTTTCTAATATTGCTACCAGCTTTTTTAACTTCCTTTTTGACTTCATCTGTTGCCATATCAGAATATTCTTCTAAGCCCTTCATTATTTCATTGGCGAGGTTTTCAATTTTTACATTCATCTACTCACCTTCCTACATCTAAACTTTATAAGTCTATTTTCATAGTTCATAAAGTCAATTGAGATGATATTGTACATTTCATCATCAAATAGAATTCTGTATTCTGAAGTGTTAATATTCTTTAACCTATTTTGAAATCTCACAGTAAAAGAAATATCTGACCTATCTACTTCCATCCCAAGAAAAACTTCTTCGCCTTTACCTTGAAAAGAAATATAGGCTGACGTTTCTAGATAATCCGTCCATACTGACTTATGGTTACCAATTCTATCCACCTCAACATTTTTATTTTGAAAGATTATTTTTCTATTTAAATCTGATATCCTCATTAGAACTCAGCCTTTCTCATTCCAAACAATAAAGCCCTTAGAGTTAAGTTTAATTCAGAATAATCTGCCTCTTCTCGGTGTTCATAAAGATAAGCAGTCATATAGAGGACAGCTATCTTTCCATTTGGATTTTTAGAAAGGTCTTCTTCACTATCAACTCTGGCTACATCCATGGAGTGTTTTATTGATGATTGGATGAGAGAATTAATCATCTCATCCTCATCATCAAAATCCACCCTTAAATAGGATTTTGCCTCTTCAAGAGTAATCATAATTTACTCCTTAGGCAGTGGCACCAATTTTTAATAGTTTAACTGCTTCTCTTAAAACTAGGATTCCATCAACTCTTTCTTTGCCTAAGAAACCAATCATGCCATTACCAGCAAATAGTTCCTTTAAGTCTTGGAAAGATCTATTTCCTCTATCTCCAATCTTGTAGTACGAAAAATCGCCAAAGGCTACAGCAAGTTTTCCTTTATCAGCTTTTGGAGCAAAGGCAGATGTGTAGGCAGGATATCCTAAAAGTCTATCTGGTTCTCCATCTTTAAGTGATGGTTGCCAAATATATGCACCATTAACATCTTTAAGCTTTCTAATTTGAGCAACTGTTGCATCATTTAATATGAAGGCTGCTTTCTTCCTATAAGGTCTGTCTAATGAGTAAACTAAATCAATTAGTTCATCCGCATTAATTGTTTGAGCCTTTGTTGTCAGGCCAAGTTCTCCACCCTTTTTAGAGTCAAAAATTCCTGTAGGTTTATTTACTCCATCTCCATTTAGGAAGGCATCCTCTTCAGCATTTGCTAGTGCTCTAGTAAATTCTTCAGTGATGTATTTTTCTAGATTAAAGGCTGCATCATAGAGAAGCTCTTCAGTTACTTTAATTCCAACATGAAGTTTATGTGCATCAAGAGATACTTGATCAAATGTGCCATCTCCAAAGGTTAGTTGACCACCTTCTTCAACCCATAGGGCAGCTGGTTTTGTAGCTGCAATATTGATTTTATGAAGTCCTGAAGTTTGAACTTTTGTAGCTAGTTTTCTTACAATATTTTCATCTTCAAGACCATTTACAATATCTGTTTCCATTTCTTCTGGAACTAAATATCCACCACTTTCATCTGTACCAACTTTTAATTCATTGGAAATATCTCTAAAGTTAGTTCTTAATGCTTTCATCATAGATTTCTTATAGACATTTCTTGCCCTCATTGGCTTTTCTTCTTCATTAAAAGTAGCAGGTTCATTTGTTAGTGCTTGAGTAGTAGGTTTTTCTAAGGATTTATCCATTTCTTCTTCCCTCTTCTTTCTTTCAATTTCACGAGTATAATTCTCGATAGTTCTTTCCATCTCTTCATATGTCTTAAAGTCTTCATCAGACATTAGACCCTTTTCATCTTTCTTAGATTCAGCAAATGCCTTTGCCTCATCCCAAGCCTTAGTTCTCTTTTCTAAAAGTTCTTTTAAATTCATAATTACCTCCAAGTGTTTTTAATTTTGTTTAATCTTTCTTCTACCTCACTCATTGAGTGAGTCTTTACTTCTTTATTTATCTTTGTTAAAAGTGAGTTTGTAACTGCTCGTCTTGAAAAAACCATATTAGTGACTTTTTCATCTTTTCTTTTGTCAGTGAGAGTTCCATCACAAAAACCCATCTCAATAGCCTTGTTCTTATCAAACCAAGTCTCTCCATCCATTAGATTAGAAATTTCTTCTCTTGATAAACCTGTCTTAATCTCATAAGCATTGATGATTGATTCCTTGACTTCCTTTAACATATCTATGGCTTTTTGCATTTCTTTTGAGTCACCAATGGCTACAGTTAA